CCATGTTGCTCCTGCTTGAGTGACCGCACTTTCAAGCATACCTTGCGATCCTAGCGAAATGGCGTCATTAATTTCCCAAGACAGCCATTTTGCAATTTCAATTGCACCATCTAACCCGTCCCAGTAGTTGGGGTCGATTTCCAATGATGAAAGACTGCCACCCTTAAGCCAAAGGTAAACAATTGAGCCGTCTTCCTTTGCCGATTCGATGTCGGCGTAGTGGTAAAACTCGGTGATCTGTCTGCTGATTGGTTGCTGTAACAATTCGGCGTTGTCGTAATTCATCGGATGCCCTCGCAGTTTGGTTTCAGGTTGTCGTAATCGGGCCAATACCCGAGGCAGACGTTGTATTGATATTCTTTGGACATGCTGACCTCGTGGGCATAGTCCATTGACGAGATCCAAAGCACAGCGGCGACTACTGCTACGGCGATGCAAATTTTGGTTAAACGGTTCATGCTATCACCCCTTCCAACTTCAAATGCTTATCGACAAGAACGCCATCCAATGTTGAAAGCTCGCTAGGCGTTAAAACTCCAGCGTTGTACATTTTTTCCAGCCATACCTCGACCTTATCCAATTGCTCGAAAGTTTTCGCAGTCTTAATCTTGCTCAACGAATATTGGTAATAGTTCATTGGCATTCCTCAAATACATTGGAAAGGGCTATTTGCTTGGCAAGCTCAACTTCAGAGACTTGCATATATCCAGCCAGTTGGTCGGCCATGTTGGAGCATTTTTTTGACATTGACTCGTCAGGGGCGGTGATGGCAAGCTCCAGTGCAAGCACCAGAGCCTCGAAGTTATCAGACAATTCAAGTTTCGTCATTACGCGCTCCTTGATAAACGATATTCTTGGACAAAATCAGCAACGCTGCCATCCCAAAAAGTATCAAATTTGTCGGTGAAATTAACGCGCTTTTGAGCGGTTAAACGAGATTCGCAGATTGTGTAACGGTATTCGGTATCACCGTGAATCTCATGAGACGCTGTCATTTCAGCTTTGCGGTTGTGTCGGATGAAAGCGTTAATGTTAAAAATCATAACATCGCCACCGTCAATTTCTTTGAACAAGTATTGAGCAGCACCTTCAGGGTAGCCGTCGTGGTGAATGTAAGCCGTATGAGTGCCTGACCATTCGCTGATGAATTGATAAGTTGCTCGTGTTGCCATTGGTATATCTCCTTGCTGGTTGTGGGGCCGAAGCCCCGTTTGATATTATCTAGCGACAAAATCGATGATTGTAATGTTGCCTCGAAAGTCGCAAGAATATTCCAAAAGCGCGAATTTAACGACTTCGGCTAATGCTGATTCTCGGCCTCCGATTTCAGGGCGTACCTTCACAACTGTAGCCTCACCGATAACCGTTGACCCGTCTAAGCGAGTTGGGCCTTGATGAAGAAGATGACAAAAGAAGTATTCGTCATCAGCAACTTTGTCGAAAAACCCATCTGAAATTAAAGACGATGTTTCGCAAAAATGAGCCAAAGCCTCGTAAGCGGCATCAAACTTTTTTTTGACCGAACAATCAAGCTGGTCATAATTGTCGATGTAGCCTGTGCTAGTTAATCCGCTGTTCATTTTTATCTCCTTGCTGGTTAAGTCTTTATTGTAACGGATTAAACAAGCAAAAGACAAACTTTTTTTTGCTATATATAGTTGATTTATTTTGCATGGTTTGTGTTAAAATTCTTTGGTACTTTATTGACTCTACGACATGATTGAGATCACGCGGTTTGCATTATTCGGCGACAGAACATTAGGAAGGCTAAAAATTGACGACCTTGAACTCTGGACAATCGAACGCCCCTGGATCAACAACGTCCCATTTAAGTCTTGTATCCCAACAGGGCAGTACAAAGTCAAACGCACAAATTCCCCAAGGTTTGGGCCAGACACATGGCAGGTTCAAGACGTTCCTGATCGGACTCATATCTTGTTCCACGTTGCTAATACTTCTGCTGATGTCGTGGGCTGCATTGGTTGTGGGATTAGCCTTTACCCTGATCTTAATGGGGTGGGTAACAGTCGCAAAGCAATGGCAAAGTTTGACAGCTATCTGGCAGGGTTGGATGAAGCGGATTTAGTGATAAAGTCAGGCGCATTGAAATAACAACCATTCCATGAGAGGGGATAATGGCAGACCTAAAGATCGATTACATATCAGCAAGCGACCTTGTTCCATACGAGAACAATTCTCGCACCCATAGCAAAGAGCAGGTGGAACAAATCAAGCGCAGCATGACTGAGTTTGGTTTTACTAATCCAATCTTGATAGATGAGCACAACGGCATTATTGCAGGACATGGGCGGCTTCAAGCGGCACAAGAGCTTGGCATTAAGTTAGTGCCTACTATCCTGCTGGAAGGCTTAACAGAAGCACAACGCAAGGCTTACGTCATTGCCGACAATAAACTAGCCTTGAATGCTGATTGGGACTTAGATATTTTAAAGTTTGAGTTGGATTCGCTTAAAAATGACGATTTCGATTTGTCGTTATTAGGGTTTGATGCTAGCGAAATAGCTGGGCTAATTTTTGATTACAAAGAAGATTACCCAGATTCAAGCGCTAAAGAAATTAACCCTGATGATTACAAAATGGGCCATCAATGCCCAAAATGTGGATTTGAGTTTGATGATGACAAATAAACCAGATTGCGCATGGAATTTGGCAGACCTTGCTTCCGTGCCAAAAAACGGGTTAAAAGTCATGAGTACGTTTGCTTGTGGTGGTGGATCTAGCATGGGTTACAAGCGAGCAGGGTGTGAAGTAATTGCAGCCAATGACATTGACCCTCAAATGGCATGGCATTACAAACTCAACATTAACCCTAAACACTATTTTCTTTGCCCGATTGGCGAGCTGCTAGAAAAAGAATTGCCAGAAGAGCTTTACAGCCTAGACATTCTTGATGGCTCACCTCCCTGTTCGACATTTAGCATGGCAGGAAGTAGAGAAAAAGGATGGGGCAAAGAAAAACATTTTCGGGAGGGGCAATCAAAGCAAGTGCTGTCTGATCTGTTTTTCGACTATCTTGACTTGGTTGGTAAGCTGAAGCCAAAAGTAGCAATTGCTGAAAACGTCAAAGGGATGTTGCTTGGCAATGCTAAAGGCTACACAAAAATGATTATGGCTCGATTTAAAGAATTGGGTTATCGTCCGCAATTGTTTCTGTTAAACAGCGCAGATTGTGGGGTTCCACAAAAACGAGAGCGGGTCTTTTTCGTAGCTATCCGTGATGATATTAAGGCTCAGCCGTTGAAATTAGCTCCACAAAATCGGTGGATAAGTGCTGGCGAAGCAACACAAGACTTGCAAGTTTTAACTGCTAATGAAATAAAAGAAACGAAGCCAACAAAAACAGATACGATATTTTGGCCTGGAACAAAGCCTGGTAGTAATTATTCCGATGAATGGCTAAGGCTAAGAGGCAAGCCATCAGGCTTTAATATGGTGAAATTAAATAAACAAAAACCAGCATCAACACTTACAGCAACGGATGTTGTCAGACATTGGGATGAATGCCGAAAGCTAACTTATGGAGAGTGGAAACGTCTGGGCAGTTATCCAGATGACTATCAATCAAAAACCGACAATATCGGAAAATATATGGTAGGAATGAGTGTTCCTCCAAAAATGACAGAGCAAGTTGCGCGTGCAGTAATTGACCAATGGCTTTTGCCAAAGTAACAAATCCAATAATTTTGTCGCATCTATAAAAGGAAAATCATGGCCACAAAAGACCCAAGAATAGACAAGCTGGGAGTCCAGGGATACAACAAGCCTAAGAAGACCCCGAAGCATCCAACCAAGTCTCACGTCGTATTGGCGAAGGAAGGAGACGAAGTAAAGACCATTCGTTTCGGCCAGCAAGGTGTCAGCGGCTCACCGCCAAGAAAAGGTGAGAGCGATGCCGACAAAGCAAGACGGGCCAGTTTCAAAGCCAGACACGCAAAGAATATCGCCAAGGGCAAAATGTCTGCGGCGTTCTGGTCGGACAAAATTAAGTGGGCTCCGCAGTTTCTATAGGGGGAAACGTGAAACATGATCTTCGGTCGCATCAAACTTTATTTGGCCGCTGCTGGCGCGTTCGTTGTCGCGCTCTTCGCGGCTTACTTGCGCGGAAGGTCAGACAAGG